CTTGGCCACCGCGCCGGGTTTTTTGTTATGGGATTTCTGTGTAGCTCACGTCGGTATAGCCTGAGTCAACGCACATCGTCTTAAAAGTCTGTCGAGTTTGGTCGCCCCAGGGCTGATCTTTCATCGGAATGCTGAACCGCTGCGCAACTATCTGCCATGCATCATTTTCGTAGAAATGATCGGCCTGATGGATAAACGTCTTTCTCTCGCCGCCTTTGGTGTAGCTGATTTCAAAATTGCGAATGTCAGGCACGGTTTTCTCCCCGTTAGATGTTTATTCGTATCGAACAAGCCAATTTAGTTTAAAGCCCGCCACGCGTGGTTTTTTTATTGCCTCGATTTTACCTGTAGCCAGGACAGCCCTCGGGAAGGCCTGGACGTCGATAGCCGGTAGTGCGACGTACGGAAACAACACCGGCAGCCCGCGCACCTTGACCTCACATGCTTTCCGGGTGGCGCGAGACTTGAGCGGCGAGATCGATGCACTGGGGCGTCGACGCTGTGATGTTCTTCGGCGGACAGCGGGAAAGACCGCACAGCTATTCAGGCTGCCTCGACCGACAGCGTTATACGCTTGCCGAGCGCGGCCAGGGCTTTCTCGATCGCATCCATCTTGGATGTGTGAAGGAAGTCCACCAGGCGATCGCCTTGGGTCTGAGCAACCCCCAGTAGTCGGCACAGGTCGGCCTTGCGCATATCCCGCGCGATGAGTTCGTTCCACAGGACGATCTTCGCCACTGTCACGGCTGGTAGGTGAACGACGTGCTCGCTTTCCTGGGGAGCGGATGCGGCTGGAATCGACCGGCGCTGATCGACATAAAGCGACAGGGTCGTCTCGATAGCGTCCATTGCCTCACGGACTGCGTGCTCGACGTCATCGCCAAAGCTGTTCAGTTCCGGCAGATCCCGGCAGAAGACGGCCACACCGGTGGAGTCCTGTTCAAATCGAATTGCAAAGTCGTACATGGTCACTCCTTGGAGGTGATCGTTCAGCGTTCGGATGTGGTGAAGGGGCTCTCAGAGCCCCAGTTGTTTAATGATCGCCTTGCGGGTCGGTTCCGGCATTTCCTTGGATCCGTGGTCCGCGAAGGTTGTCTTGTTGCCGTTTGGGGCGGTGACTTTGAAGTGGCTTCCTTTGCCTGCTTCGAAGGTCACCCCTTGGGCCTTCAACCATCGTCTGAACTCGCTGAACTTCATCACCTCGCCTCGTTGTTTGGATGAGTCCAGTATACAACAGTTTTGTGGTAATACAACAGTTTTGTTGTATTGATTCAGCACCTATTCAGGGCCTCGACATTGATCGGGGCCTTTTCGGTTTCAGCCCCGCCACACCCATTGCCCCTAGCTGGGAGTGCTGCTGGAGCTGACCTATTCGCCGCTGCTCCCCAGCGTTTGGCCGCTCACACCGGCCCTTTTCTTCAATCATGCCCCACGGAGTCGAGCGCATGGAGTATTTACAGCGCCTGCTCGACAAGATCGACAGGTTCGAATTGCTGATTGCGGGCCTCATTGGTGCCGTTGTCGCGAGCTGGTGGCATAAGGACGATCTGTCCGACTGGCGCGCCTGGATGGTGTTCCTGATCACTGGTGTTGCCTGCTCGCTGTACCTGACGAGCATGGTCAGCACCTACCTGAACGTCACCGAGCCAAAGATCGTTGCCGGTATCGGCTTCCTGCTGGGAACCTTCGGCGGCTCACTTCTGGCCGCCATCAACCGAGCCATCAAAGCCGCTGACCTCTGGGCGCTCATTCGCCAGCGGTTCGGGGGAGGCAACCCACCATGAATCTTGAACTGATCAATTCCATCGCCTGCGGCTTCATTGCCTTGTGGGCGACCTGGTGTGTCCTCAGTGGCAGGGTGCGAGACGGCATCCTCGGCAAGCTGATCTATTCGGCAGTCGCCATCAGCGGGTTCGTCGTGATGACCCGCAGCCAGAACGTCTTCTTCGGTCCGACCACAGCCGGCCTGACACTTCACGTCACCCTGGCATTGGCCGGGTTGCGCCACGTCTTCATGGTCATCTGGTGGCAACGGGTGAAGGGCTGGCTCTGCCGGTACCTGAACTGCGAGCACTGCCTGGGCTGCGACAAGGGGCCGGGCGGGATTGAGCGCCGAACCAAATAGATCGCGACACGTTTCGCGAATCAGCAAATTGTGTCGCGACACGCGATGAGGAATCATTTATGGGTCAGCTGCCCGATATGACCGGCGCTTTTATCATGCTCGGCGTTCTGTGCGCCGTCGGAGGTTGGGCCGTTATTGAGGGCCTGATCTGGGTCCTGTCTCACTTCCGTGTGGTGCTGGCATGACGACCATCGCCTACAAAGACGGTGTGATCGCCTATGACTCCCAGATCACCTGTGGCAGCACCATCACCTACGACGACTACCAAAAGTGTCATGAGGTGAAGGGCGTCAAGTTCGTGATGTGCGGCAAGACCTGCGACTACATCGCGCTCCAGGACGCTTACTTTGGCGGTTCCGTTGCCAGGGACTTGGACGCCTCGGCAATCGTCGCTGATGGTGATTTCCTTTGGTGTGTCGGTGCCAGTGTCGAGGATGGATTCTGGAAGAGCCCCATCATGCTGGGCGCGACCTACGCAATCGGCTCTGGCGCAGACCATGCCATCACAGCCATGGACATGGGTGCCAATGCATACCAATCGGTCCAGATGGCTGCGAAGCGTGACACAGGGACTGGCGGAACGATCCGCACATTGATCATCAACGAGGGAATGGCTGATGCAAAGACCACTCCCGCCGGCGTCACTGCTTGAGCTGTCCGACCTGTCAGACTTCGGTATCCGCCTCATACCTGCGCCCGAAGTGTGGGAATGGCTCCAAACCGAGATCCTTGCCGACACCGGCAGCATTCACAACGAAGACCACACCCACCTCCTGGATGCAGACATCCGGATCATGTGGGCATCGTCGAGCTTCAACAAGCAGGGTCGCACAGTCCTGGGCCAGGCCGAGCAGGTAGCGCTCCGTGCGGGTGGTTGGCAGAAGGCCAGGATGGAACAGCAGATGCGTGATTGGTTCGGCGATGTGCCGGCCTACATCATCACTCTGGCTGCCGACTACTGCGCCCAGTGCAGCGACCTTGAGTTCTGCGCCTTGATCGAACACGAGCTATATCACCTGGCTCACGCGACCGACAAGTACGGTCAACTGGCATTCACCCAAGACGGTGCTCCGAAGATCAAGCTGCAGGGCCACGACGTCGAAGAGTTCGTTGGTGTCGTACGCCGCTATGGTGCGAGCCCTGACGTTCAAGCGTTGGTGGATGCTGCAAACAGTCCTGCTGAGGTGGGGAAATTGAATATTGCGAGGGCCTGCGGAACCTGTCTCAGTCGGGTCGCTTAGTTTTACCCCGCTTTTACGGATGACAGTCTATGGCCGCGCTGAATGATGAAGTGAAACGCTTTATCGTGCAGGCCCTTGCGTGCTTCGACACGCCATCCCAGGTGTCGGAGGCGGTAAAGCAAGAGTTCGGCCTGGAAGTTGGTCGTCAGCAGTGCGCCGCATATGACCCGACAAAGCATGTCGGGCGCCGACTTTCGGAAAAATGGCGAACGGTGTTTGAAGATGCCCGCAAGAGGTTCCGCGAAGAGACGGCGGAGATCCCTATCGCTAACCGTGCCCGTCGACTGCGCATCATGAACCGGTTTGTGGAGCGGGCCGAAGGGATGAAGAACATCTCCCTGGCAATGCAGATCCTTGAACAGGCTGCCAAAGAGTGTGGCGATATCTACGTCAACCGCTCTCGCAAGGAAGAGCCGGGAGACGAACCGGCTGTACCGACCCGCATCCAGGTCGACGTAGTTGATGCGAGGAAGCCGAATGCCGAGCCTTAACGTTCCCCAGGCTCAGTTCCTCACGCTTCCTCACAAGTTTCGCGCTTTCGTGGCAGGGTTCGGCTCGGGCAAGACTTGGGTGGGATGCTCAGCGCTGAGCAAGCACTTCATGGAGTGGCCCGGCGTCAACGCTGGGTACTTCGCACCGACATACCCGCAGATCCGGGACATCTTCTATCCGACCATGGATGAGGTGGCGTACGACTGGGGGCTGAAGACCAAGATCAACCAGGCGAACCACGAAGTTCACATCTACAGCGGCCGGCAGTACCGCGGCACTGTGATTTGCCGGTCAATGGAAAAGCCGCAGACCATCGTCGGCTTCAAGATCGGCCACGCCCTGGTGGATGAGCTGGACGTGCTAACGGCCATCAAGGCGCAGCAGGCCTGGCGCAAGATCATCGCCCGGATGCGCTACAACCTGCCAGGGCTGAAGAACGGGGTAGATGTCACCACGACGCCAGAAGGCTTCAAGTTCGTCTTCCAGCAGTTCGTGAAGCAGTTGCGCGATAAGCCGTCGCTGAAGGACATGTACGGCCTGGTCCAGGCGAGCACGTTCGACAACGAGCTGAACCTGCCCGACGACTACATCGAATCGCTGATGGAGTCGTATCCGCCTCAGTTGATCCTGGCGTACCTGAAAGGCCAGTTCGTCAACCTGACGTCCGGCACCATCTACACGGCCTATGACCGCAAGCTAAACCAGTGCTTCGACACGGTGCAGCCCGGCGAACCCCTGTTCATCGGCATGGACTTCAACGTCGGCAAGATGGCGGCGATCACCCACGTCAAGCGCGACCAGGGGCTGCCCAGGGCAGTGGATGAGCTGATCGATGGCTACGACACGCCCGACATGATCCGCCGCATCAAAGAGCGCTACTGGCAGCACGACGGCAACGACTTCAAGAAGACCTGCGAGATCAGGATCTACCCCGACGCTTCGGGCGATTCGCGCAAATCCGTGAACGCCAGCATCACAGATCTGGCCATGCTTAAACAGGCAGGGTTCGCAGTGATCGCTCCAGCAGCAAACCCGCCCGTGAAGGACCGTATCAACGCAATGAACGCCGTCTTCTGCAATGCACAGGGCGAGCGCCGCTACCGGGTCAACCCCTTTACCTGCCCGACCTATGCCGATGGCCTGGAACAGCAGGTGTGGGGCGCGAACGGGGAGCCAGATAAAACCGCCGGCATCGATCACGCGAACGACGCTGGCGGTTACTTCATCCACCGCGAGTACCCGATCATCAAACCGGTCACCGCAATGAAAATGGGGGTCGCTCGATGACGGACGTCACTTTCACCCGTCCCGAGTACACGGCGGCGCAGTACCGCTGGCGCTTGGTGCGCGACGTCTGCAAGGGCTCGGAAACGGTCAAGGCCGCTGGCGATTTCTACCTGCCAAGGCCGAATGCTTCGGACAAGTCTCAAGACAACCGCGACCGGTACGACGCCTACAAGAAGAGGGCCGTGTTTTACAACGCGACCGGACGGACGAAGCACAGCCTAGTAGGTGCCGTGTTCCGCACCTGGCCCACCCTGACGGTCCCCGGTGCGCTCGATTACGTGTCGAAGGACATCGACGGACAGGGCGTCAGCGTTTACCAGCAATCGCAGTCGGTTATCGCGCACTTGCTCGAAGTTGGTCGTCACGGCCTGCTGGTGGACTACGCCGCCGTTGAGCCTGGCACCGTCAGCAGGGCCGACGAGCAATCCGGGCGCGCCCGCGCAAACGTCGCCAGCTATCCAGCTGAATCGATCATCAACTGGAAGACGCGCCAGGTTGGCGGTCAGCATCTGTTGAGCCTGGTTGTGCTGCGCGAAAAGGTCGACGTCGATACTGACGATGGATTCGGCAGTGAGCGGATCACCCAGTACCGTGTGCTGCGCCTGGATGCCACTGGTGTGTACACCCAGGAAGTTTGGGAAGAGGGCGCCAGCAAGGCGGAATTGACGGTGGCGCCATTCGCCCCGCTGAATGGTGCCGGCCAGCTTTGGAGGATCATCCCGTTCCAGTTCCTGGGCAGCGAGAACAACGACACCAGCATCGACGATTCACCCCTCTACGATATGGCCGAAGTGAATATTGGGCATTACCGCAACAGCGCGGATTATGAAGAGGCGGCCTACCTGGTCGGCCAGCCTCAGCCGTGGATGTCTGGGCTTGATGAGCAATGGCGCGACCATTTCGAAAAAGCCGGGATATTCCTAGGCTCTAGGGCGCCTTGGCTTCTACCGGTGAATGGTGCATGTGGTGTGTGGCAGGCCCAGCCCAACACGGTCGCCAAGGAGGCCATGGACGCCAAAAAGGAAGACATGGTTTCCCTTGGCGCCCGGTTGATTGAGCGCGGTAGCGCGGTGAAGACTGCGACTCAGGCCGACAACGACAGCGCCGCCGAGCACAGCGTCCTTTCCCTGGTCGTGAGCAACGTCAGCGAGGCCTACAGCCAGTGCCTGGCCTGGATGGCTGAGTTCGTGAATGCTCCTGGCGAGGTGGTCTACAAGCTCAACCAAGACTTCAGCCAGATCACTCTTGACGCGACGATCCTGACTGGTCTGTTCAATGCAGTTCAGGGCGGAAAGCTGCCTGAAGGCGACTTCTGGCAGTACCTGCGCGATCGCGGCGTGATCAACCCGGAGAAAACGGACGACGATATCCGCGACGAACTGGAAGCGCAAAGCACCGGGCCAGCCCTGGATGACACCGAGGTAATTCCGAATGGCGGCAAACCAAGCAATCCTTGACGCCACCATCCGGCACGCGGTGTTTCTGGAGCAGCTGAAGTCGGGGGAGGTGGAAAAATTCGCACCTTTCCTGAGGGAGATCGACCGGTCCATCCGTGAGCGGCTGATCCGGGCGGACCTGACGGACTACACCGTCGCCCGCCTGGAGCGGCTGCTGAGCGAAGTCGATAGCCTGCTGCTGGGCATCTTCGACCGATACAGTGAGAAGCTGAACCTCGACTTGGTGGACATCGCCAACTACGAGGCTGAGTTTGAGGCGACCAGCCTGACCCGGGCGGCGCCGGTCGGAGTGACGTTCGATGCTTCGGTACCTGGTGCAGCAGCAATCAGGGCGGCAATCCTCACGAATCCACTCAGCGTGCGTGGTCCGGACGGCGGAAAGCTGCTCAAGTCGTTCATTGATGGCTTCACCAGCACCGAGCGGCAACGCCTCACAGGCGCGATCCGGCAGGGCTTCTTCGAAGGCCAAACAAATTTCCAGATCATCAAGAACATCCGCGGCACCAAGGCGCTCAAGTACAACGACGGCATCCTGGCCACTACCAACCGCAACGCCGGCGCCATCGTGCGAACGGCGGTGCAGCACGTCGCCACCCAGGCACGCATGGAGACGCTGAAAGAAAATTCAGACGTCGTGCAGTCGGTGGAGTGGGTCAGCACCCTGGATTCGAAGACGACCAGCCAGTGCCGGACGCTGGATAAGCGTCGGTTCAAGCTGACCGAGGGGCCCAGGCCGCCAATCCACATCAACTGTCGCTCGACGGTGGTGGCGGTGACTCGCTTCAGCGCGTTGTTCGCCAAGGACGCCACGCGGGCATCCATCGGTGATGGCGGCGCCCAGCAGGTCAGGGCAGACCTCAGCTATTACGACTGGCTCAAGCAACAGCCAGCAGCGTTTCAGGACAAGGCTATTGGCCCGGTCCGCGCGAAGCTGTTCCGCGAAGGCGGGCTCACCATCGAGCGGTTCGCCGAGCTGCAGCTTGATCGAAACTTTTCACCTCTGACCCTTGTACAGATGAAGGCTCTTGAGCCTCTGGCGTTCGAGCGGGCGGGCATCAAATAGCAGGCAGGGCCTGCACCAACGTCTCTGGGAGACAAGAAAATGGGTTTGAAATATCAGCTGGACACTCTGGAAGGGGTGGATGACACCGTGCGCGCTCTTTACACCG